ATTAATATGGTTTTATCATCTTTAGATTTAAAAAATATTTCTGAAGAAGATAAAGAAGATATTATGAATAAATTCGAAGAAGCTGATGAGAGAGAAGAAGGTGCAGGACATATGGGTAGTGATAATAATATGGGTAACGAAGAACAGCCTGATTTAGGAACCGATATGGGTTCAGATATGGGTACTGAAGGCGGACAAGAAATTCCTGTTGAAGGAGAATTTAGAGAAGCTTCAAAACACGGAGCAATTCTAGACCATATTTTTGGTGAATCAAAAGTTGATAAAGTTATTTCAAAATATTTTGAAGTTAGTAAAAAAGAAATTTTAGAAAACAGAGAAAAGAATACACAAAAAAAATTGATAAATATTAAAAGACAAATGAAAGAGGTTGTCAAATTAACTGAAACAATTGAACAAGAATTAGCTTCTAAGAAATTTTTACAAGAAAATTCAAGGGCAAAAATTATAGGTAAAACAAACAAAAAGAATTTAGTATTCGAAAATAAAGGAAAACAAGTGAGAATATCACCTGAAGGATTATTGGCGTAATATGAGCAAATTAATCTACGTAAACGGTTTAGGACCTAATTATAAGGGAGACAATCTTTACGAGTTCATTTTCTCTGAAAGTGAAGATGTTTGGGGAGAATCTTGGGAAAGTAAACCGTGTAATGGTTACCCAACTCCTCCTGAATTAAAATATATTAAGAAGGTAGGAGTTCTGAGAAATACTGATGTAAAGTTGGAATTGATTCAGAACTCCGATTTTTTTTGTATGATAGATGCGATGGATGATGTTGTCGCACTTGCGTGGGAAAATGAAGAAACCGAAGGTCAAAAAAGATTGGTTTTCAGATTTGGAACAACAGAACAAGAAATAAAAGATAAACTCTACGAAAGAGATTTGATTTTGGAATTTGAAAAAAAAGTAGTTTATGAGAACTAATAAAAAAGCATTATCGCTAATTGATAAAGGATTATCTGCAAAGACAGTATCTAAATTAACAGAAACACAAATCGATGTGTTATATTCTAAATTATTAAATGAGCAACCTCAGCCAATAAAGACAACGAAAACTGTTCAACAAATTGTATTACCTTCAGGTTCACAAACAACAGTTGGAGGTGTTTCAGTTTCTAATACAAATGGAAAAACAACTGTAACTCCAACAACCGAAGAAATTGAAGAGGATACTGATGTTGATTTAACTAAAGACCCTGACGCAACAGAAGATGGTATGGGTATGTTTGAAGAAAAAGATAAAAACAAACCAAATCCATGGGCTATTTGTCATTCTCAAGTTGGACCTAAAAAGTCAAGAAAATGGGAAAGATGTGTGAGAGAAGTAAAAAAACAGTTAGGAGAAGGAAAAAATCCTGTATCTTTGTTTCTTGAAAATCAAATTATGAATATAGTAGAAAGAAATTTACCTCCAAGAATCACTAAAGGTGATTTGGTTAAGTATTTGAGTGAAAACAGCCCATCAACGGCACCAACAAAACCAGTTACAAAACCAACAACAAAACCTGGTACAAAACCTCAAAGACCTGCACATCCAGGTAAAAATCCAAATCCAGGGGAAAAAGAATCTCCGAAAGCAAAAAAGGTTTCACCTGAACAGGCTAAAAAAGAGGTTATAGATGTTATTATGCAACTTTTACAAAAATAAGAAAATGGCAAAAAAATTAAAAGAACAATTAGATTACGGCAATAGACGTGAAAGAATGGACCCAAGTTTGGAAAGAAAGTTGGCTAGTCCTGATAGTTTATATGGTCAAAATCCTGCTATGAAAAAAGGACCTGCTGACGTACAAAGGTTAGTTAGTCAAAGATTCGGAAAGGTTGCTGATAAGTTAAAGCAAGCTACAGGAATTGAAAATATCGATTCTCAAAGAGTCCAACAGATGATTTATCAGGAACAAATGGCCAAACTTAGAGGTGTTATGAATATTGAAGCTGCGAATAAAGATGCTTTGGAGCAGTTGGCAATTGATGCTTGTTTACATGAACAACAAGTACCTGAAGATTGGTATGTAATTGAACCACATTTAGGTGAAATGCCTGATGTTTCAGATTTTAGATATCAACCTGAAGAACCTAAAGATGATGAGGAGGAAGAAGAGGATGACAAAGAAAAATTAGAAATACCTTCTTTTGATGTGGAAGATTTAACAGACGAAGAAGAGTTAGAATTAGAAAAACATAAGAGAAATATTATCAATGCTATTATTCAAGGGTCAGCTAAAAGAGGACACTATATTTTCCAAGAACCTTGGGTTAAAGCTAGATTAGATGAGATTAATCCGTCACTCTATAGAGATTATTTGGGTATCATGGCTATTAATGATTTCTTATATTTTAGTATGGAACAAATGATTGAAATGATGAGTCAAACAGGTCAAGGTGTTGCTGGTAAAGTATCATTGGAAAATAATGATGATGAAGAAGAAGGTGGAGAAGAAGGTGGTGATGAAGAAGGAAAAAGTGAAGAAAAACCTGATACAAAAATTGTTGCAGTAGGAATGATATTCCCTATTTTATGTCATGAAATTATTAAAGGATTAGAAGAAGCCAAAGGTAGACACGGTCATTCCCAAAATAAAAGTATCAGAGATAAAGTAAGAGGTGCAGTTGATGTATTATCTAACGAACCAATGCAATTGAGAATAGGACCTGAAATCGTAGAAAAATTTAGACATGCACTTCCAGATGAAATGTTTGATGAATCAAATAAAGGTTTAATAAACTGGTTCCAAATCTTGTTATATCAAATACCTGCACAAGAATTTTTAGAAATTATAGGAAACTCAATTTCTGAAGATGAGTCTAAGGTTAAAAAAGCAACTTCCAAATTTACAGAAATTATGAAAGAAGCACAAAATTTGAAAAGCGAGTACGAAGACTACAAAGAAGAAAACGATATCGAGGATGAAGATGAAGATGATGGTTTAGATGATTTCTTTGGTAGTTTGGGGATATCAAGACCCAAATAACAATTAATGACTAGAGAACAATTGATTATAGAAGTTACGAAGTGCATGAGAAACACACCATATGCACTTCGTACTTATTTACAGACTTACGATAATACGGTATCAAAATATGTTCCGTTAGATTTATTCCCCGACCAAGTTAGCCTAATAGAAGATTACGATACATATAATGAAAACATTGCACTAAAATATCGTCAGGCGGGCGTAACAACAGTAACTGCTGCATGGGCTTCTAAAAAACTTGTATTTGCTAAAAAACAAAAACCTGAAAAAATTCTAATCATTGCTAATAAGTTAGACACCTCTGTGGAGATGGCTAACAAAATTAGAAATTTTACAGAACAATGGCCATCATGGGTTGGAGTTGGATTTTCACAAGAAAAAAACGCACAAAGACATTTTAAACTTACAAATGATTGTGAAGTTAAAGCCGTTGCAACATCGAAGGATGCCTTAAGAGGTTATACTCCAACTATTCTTATTTTTGATGAGGCAGCGTTCATCGAAGCTGATGGAGATTTTTGGTCCGCCTGTATGGCCTCACTATCTACGGGTGGTAAAGTTATTGTTGTGTCTACACCAAACGGATATGACCAAATCTATTATGAAATCTACGACCAATCGTTAAGAAGTATGAACGATTTCAAAATATCTGAAATGTTTTGGTTTCGTGACCCAAGATATACAAAAGATTTGTATATGGTTAAAACAAATGATTTAGTTCACTTTTTGTTAAACAGAGAAGATTATTCGAAAGACCTTGTTATAGATTTATCTATTGATAATCCCTACGAAAGAGACCATTCAATTACCACTGATTATATTGCTCAAGGATACAAACCTTGTTCTGCATGGTTTGAAGGTATGGTTAAAAAATTGAAGTTTGATAGGAGAAAAGTAGCTCAGGAATTAGAATGTAACTTTTTAGGTTCGGGTGATAACGTATTCGATTCAGAATTGATGCAAAACATAGCCAAAAATCATTTAAAGGAACCTATTGCAAAAATGATGGGAAATTCTTTATGGATTTTCAAAGAACCTGAACAAGGTCATAAGTATGTTATGGGTGTAGACGTATCTAGAGGGGATTCTGAAGACTTTAGTTCTATTGAGATAATTGACTTTGATACAAGAGAACAAGTCCTCGAATATGTCGGAAAAGTACCACCAGATGTAACTGCAGAGATTGCTTACAAGTGGGGAACTATGTATAACGCATACTGCGTTGTAGATTTGACTGGAGGTATGGGAGTAGCAACAGCAAGAAAAATGCAAGAACTTGGTTATCAAAGTGGAATGTATGTTGATAATGTAGATACAACTAATAAATGGAAATGGGACCCTAAATTGAACGAAAAAATACCAGGGATTAACTTTAACAGTAAAAGAGTTCAAATTATTTCTTCCTTTGAAGAAGCTGCAAGACATGATTTCAAAATATACTCACATAGATTATATAACGAAATGAATACTTTCATCTACATTAACGGCAGACCTGACCATCAGAAAGGTCATCATGATGATTGTATTATGGGAATATCTATGGCAATTTATGTTGCTGAAAAATCTTTTCAATCTTTACAAAAAGTTGTAAACCACACCAAGGCAATGCTAAATTCATGGACATCTATATCCAATGAAAATAAAAATACCTCAGAATATTTTAATCCGTATATACCTCAAATGGGTAGACAAAATCCATTTAACGAAGGTGCTAGTAAAGCCGATTATATGAAATATGGATGGTTATTTGGCGGCAAATAACTATTTATATTATCAAGGTAATAAGTAAAATTGTAATATGGCTGAACAAAACAATCAGACGGTATGGCAGAGACTATCCAAAACATTTGGACCAAATTCTCTATTAGGACAGGATTATCCAACTTTTAAGTTTGATAAGAAAGAATTATTGCGTACTACAAATAAGCAAGAGTACGAAAATGAAAAATTACAAGCTCAACAAACATTTTATTTAGCTAATCAATGGGCAAAGGTCGAGAACAATTTATATTCTCAAGCGATTTATTATGAGCCAACAAGATTGTCATCCCAATATGATTATGAGTCAATGGAGTATACTCCTGAGATTTCTGCAGCGTTAGACATCTATGCTGAAGAATCTACAACAACAAATGAAGATGGATTCATTTTACAAATTTATTCAGAATCCAAAAGAATTAAAGGTGTATTAGCTGACTTATTTAACAATGCATTGGATATAAACACCAACTTAGCAATGTGGACAAGAAACACTTGTAAGTATGGTGATAACTTTGTTTACTTAAAATTGGACCCTGAAAAAGGTGTTACTGGTGTACAACAACTACCAACAATTGAAATAGAAAGACATGAGGTTGGTGTTAGTCAAAAAATTTCTGTTGATATTACACAAGAACTAGATAAGGATAAGAAAGCCCTTCATTTTACTTGGAAAAATAAAAACATGGAGTTTCAATCTTGGGAGATTGCTCATTTTAGATTATTAGGTGACGATAGAAAACTACCCTACGGTACTTCTATGTTAGAAAAAGCAAGAAGAACTTGGAAACAACTTCTATTGTGTGAAGATGCAATGTTAATTTACAGAACGTCAAGAGCACCCGAAAGAAGAATATTTAAAGTTTTTGTTGGAAACATGAATGACGATGATGTGGAAGCATATGTACAACGTGTTGCTAACAAATTTAAGAGAGAACAAGTAGTTGATAATAAAACAGGTAATGTAGATATGAGGTTCAATCAAATGGCGGTTGACCAAGATTATTTTGTACCTGTTAGAGACCCTGCAGCTCCGAGTCCAATTGATACCTTACCAGGTGCTCAAAATTTATCTGAAATTGCCGACATCGAATATATCCAAAAGAAATTATTAACAGCACTTCGTGTTCCAAAAGCCTTTTTAGGGTTTGAAGAGGTTGTTGGGGACGGAAAAAATCTTGCATTACAAGATATCAGATTTGCACGCACAATTAATAGAGTACAAAAAAGTATGTTAGCCGAACTTAACAAGATTGCAATTGTACATTTATTCTTGTTAGGTTTCGAAGACGAACTTTCAAATTTTACGTTAGGTCTTACAAATCCATCAACACAAGCAGACTTGTTAAAAGTGGATGTATGGAAAGAAAAAATATTATTATATAAAGATTTAGTTGCAGACCCTGGTAATGGTATTCAAGCAACATCGTCTACTTGGGCTAAAAAACATATCTTTGATTGGTCTGATGAAGAAATCAAACTTGATTTACAACAACAAAGAATTGAGAGAGCTGTTGGTGAAGAATTAAAAGCAACAGCTACAGTTATTACCAAAACAGGATTATTTGATAACATAGACAAACTTTATGGTAGTCCATCAGGGACAACTGCGCCAGCAGGAGCTTCAACAACACCAGGAGGAACTGAAGAATTAGGAGCACCACCACCATCTGGCGGAGAAGAGGGAGGAGCACCACCGCCACCACCTCCTAGTGGAGAAGGAGAAGCACCACCACCACCTGAAGCACCTCCAGGAGCAGAACCAACAATACCAGAATCTAAAATGGATAATCTAAGTTTTTTGGTAGAAAATAACTTCATTCATGGAGATAAATTTATAGATTTAGGTCACGGACAAGATTCTTTAGGAGAAATTACAAAAGAATTGGATAAGTTACTAAATTCATAGTATTTATAGAAAAATATTAAAATGACCTTCGGAACCATAAAATCCATAATCGAAAGAAATCTTCTTGAGTCGTATAAAAACGAGAAAGAATTTAAGAAGTCTTTGAGAGAGTTCAAGCAAAACGTACTGAACGATAAATCTATCTCAAAAGCTTATGCTTTATACGACCAATTAAGTACCCCCCAAGGTCTTTCTGAATCCGACGCCAAAGAATTTTTAGAAGAAGGTTTAAATCTTTTAGCTAAAATTTTACCATCAATCAAGCTTCCTAAAACCTCAGAACAAATTATTAATAACAAATATTCAGATATAGATGTGTTAGTTTCTGAAGGATTAAATTTACATGAAAGAGTTCAATCAAAAAAGAATATTATTTCAGTTTTAACATCTGAAACTATGTCTTTGAAAGAATCTATTAATATTCCAATCAAATCTATGGTTAGTATTGCTAATCAAACTTTAAGAACGTATATTGATAATTTAGATGAATCATCTAAAAAAGAATTTTTCCAATTAATTTCTGAGGATTCTAAATCTTTAGAAACTAAATTTGAAACTTTAAGGGAAGGAACAATAACTAAGTTACAAGTTATTTTAGAAAACGAAGAAGAATTTGAGTTGAAAACAAAAATATCTGAAACAATAGATAGATTAAAATCTGAAAAGTTTGACCAAGTTAATTTTTTAAAACTTAAAAAACTAGAAGAATCAATCTAATTGTTTTTTTTATTTTGAATATATTTTGCCTTTAAAATCTGTGCTCTTCTAAGTACAGATTTTTTTGTATATTTTTTTCTTTCGTTTAATTTTTGCGTTTGTTTTGTTTTGATAACTTTAGATTTAAGAGTCTTAAGGGCTCTGTCTATGTTATCACCATTTTTAATTTCTATTATTATCATATTCTACATATATCTTGTTTTTTATCAAAATTTTTGACATTGATGGTTATATATATTACTTTTTAATAAATAAACCATAATAATTATGAAAATTAATGAAAAAAGGAAAAAGTGTAAAGTTAAATCTATTCAATCCAATTAAATCAATCTATGGGACGGTAGATTCAAAAAACTTAAAATCCGTTTATATAAACATTCAATCATGGGTAATGCCAAAATATGAAACAGACAATTGGAATAGGGTCGTTTGTAATTTAAGTAGAGAAATTAAACACTCAGTATTCAATTCAATAAATCATCAATTATTTCAAGAGAATACCATAGTTGATTTAGATTTAAGAACAAGTGGAATATCTAATGGGAAAAAATCTTTTTTTAATTTAGAAGTTAATTTATATACATTATCAGAACTTGATTTCAAATCAAATGAATTAAAAGATTCCATCAAACAAATTGTAAAAAACATTTTTAGAGACAACATTAAAGAAAACAAATATTTCGACTTTTCAATTTCAAAAAAAGAGAATATTAAATAAAGTATTACATATGGTATATTTATCATAAAAGATTAGATGAAAAATTTAAGAATTTTAGAGGCCAACGAACTTGGTCATGGTATTTTAATTGAAATGGATGCTGGTTATATATCTCCTAAAGATAGACTTAACTCAGACATTTTAAAAGAGGCGGCAAATTTAGATTATAAAAACCCATTCGAATTTTATGCGGTTCTTCAAAAATATAATACACCAAATAGAAACGGTAGATTTTATCCTGAAACAATATTAAAAAGAGAGGCTGAAAATTATAAAAAGGCAATCGCAAAAGGATTATCAACATCTGAATTGAATCACCCTGAATCTTCACTTATTGATTTAGATAGAGTATCTCATATTATCAACGATATATGGTGGGATAAAAATATTTTAATGGGAAAGTTAAAATTATTAACTTCACCAGGATTCCACGAAAGAGGGATTGTTTCAACTAAAGGAGACCAAGCAGCAAACTTAATGAGACAAGGGGTAACTTTAGGTATATCCTCAAGAGGTGTTGGTTCCTTAAAAAAAGTGGGAGAAAGAAATGAAGTACAAGATGATTTCGAATTAATTTGTTTTGACTTAGTATCATCACCATCAACGCCAGGAGCTTATTTGTTTTCCAATCCTGAAGACCGTGATAAATACGAAGAAAATTTAGACGAAGAAAGAAAAATTAAACAACAATCTACGGGAATGGACAAGTCTATTGACTTAATGAAAAAATTAAACGATTTTTTAGGAAAATAAAATTATGGACGAAAAATTCTTTGTAGCAAAAATTCAGTATGATTTACCTGATGAAAATTCAGGAAAAATTAAAAAAATTAGAGAAGAAAAACTTGTTAAAGGTTTTTCAGTAACGGACGTTGAATCGAAAGTTACAAAACGATACGAAGGTTTTACACACGATTGGAGAATAACTTCAGTGTCTGAAAGTAAAATCGATGAAGTAATTGAAAGTTAAATAAAGTGGTCTCTGACCACTTTTTTTATTTATGGGCATATTTATAGTAAATTAAAAAATATGTTATTTAGCGTAAGTTTACAATCAAGTGGAGTTGGAAGTGCAACATTAGTAAGCGGTAATACATGGGGAGACTGTGTATCATGGGCGGAGGGTACAGGAAAGGTTATTCAATCGATTAACATTCAACAACAAATTTTAATACTTGTTAACTCGTCTTCAGATGAGTCATATAGTGTAGGATTAAAAGATACAATTACTAATTCATTATACACTTATATCATCTATGATACGTATTCTAATGTTGATAAATGGGTAGAAGCACAACCAGATATGGCGGTTCAAAATATATCACTTCAAAAAAGAACGTTTGTTCAACTATAAAAAATCAACTTTTTTCAAGTAAGATACTATTTATCATTAAATAATTAAAATTTTTCATGCAAGATACTAAGAAAAATCCAGTAGAAGAGGCTCTAATTCAAATGAAAAACGTTGAAGAAGCGATAGCCGAAAATGCAAAAGGAATACTTGCCGCTACAATGAAGCAAGAAATCAATCAATTAGTAAAAGAATCTCTTTCAGAACAAACTGACGATGAGGTTGACTTAGATGCTGATATGGATACTGATGACGAAGACATGGATGTTGACACAGATGTTGACATGGACATGGATTCTAACGATGTTGACATGGATGCAGATAATGTGGATGATGTGGACATGGATATGGACACTGACTCCGAAGATTCTCCGATAGATTTAACTGACGCATCTGACGAAGAAATTCTTAAAGTATTCAAAGCTATGGGTGAGGAAGATGGTATCATCGTAAAAAAAGATGGTGGCAACGTTCACTTAAAAGATAATGATGCTGATGTAGAATATCTAGTTAAACTTGGTGAGTCTGAAGAAAAACCCTTAAACAAAAAAATGAAAATTAAAGAACAACACGACGTTGATACACAAGATGTAATTGACGCAATTTTCTCAAAAGATGGTAAAACTTCAGATTTTGATGTTGACCAAGCTTATGATGATAAAGATGATGAAATCATGTATGAAATAGAATTTGACGAATCTGAAGAAGAGGAAGAAGATGAATCATATATGGATGAAGCTGATGAAATGGATGAAGCTGATGAAATGGATGAAGCTGATGAAATGGATGAAGATGATGAAATGGATGAAGCTGATGAAATGGATGAAGCTGATGAAATGGATGAAGCTGATGAA